TGCTATATATTGTCTAACTAATTTTTCTGCTTCTTGATTTACTAAAGCACCCTCTTGCTCATTAATATAAGTGAGCTTGAAGGTTCTCTTCTTTAGTTTGCTATAACTTTCTAGTAGTTCTGAAAAGTAATCCATATTATATTATAGATAAGAAGAATAGCCCAGCCCGCATCAAATACAGGCTGGGCTTTATTAGTTAAACTTACTTAAATTTATCTTTGAGGTGGGTTGCTATAGTCATAAACATTCATGAAATCGTATCTGAATGCTACTGTTAGCGTATGGAACTGTTGTGTTGAGTAGTTAAACTCAGCAGCAGACCACGACGTAGGATAAACTCCATATAACTCTATGACCGAGTGAGGGGTCATGGTGTTATTTAACATTACGATTTCAACCTTGTCAGCTTTAAATGTTGGACTATCAGATCCGGGTCGAGCAGCGCGAGTCATCTCACCTGTGATTGGATCATAGGTATTGCTGAAATAGCGCCAAAGGTCTGAAGCTGTCTCTCTGAGATAAAGGTTATCAAAGTCTATAGAAAGTTCTCCGGGAGTAGTCTTACCGGGATAGTATACTCTATCATTAACTCTATCAACTACGATAGGTTCGTTCTTCATTTCTAGTCCGCTAACTTTCTTAGCTGCTAGAGTTAAATCTCTTACTCTTGTTACACCTTCAGGTAGATTATAAAAGTGAACTTCGAACTGATAAGCTCTTACTGAGTCTAGTTCGGTAGAGATTAGAGGTAGACTCTTTCCGGGAGTAAAAGTTCTACCGTATTGAGTCTTATAATAAGATGGAGGTATTGTAGCCATTTATTTTATCCTTATAGTGATCCTAACTGAGCCGATTGATTAGTTAGGTTTATTTCGAAGATGAGGATCTCAGCAGTCTTTGTTGGCTTAATGAGAACCTTTGTCCATAATTCATTACGATCTACTCTTACTGGAGTGTTCACTGTTTCATCACAGACTACACGGAACTCAGTTATACCTCTTCTTCTACGGATATCGTCTAAGAAAGGATTGAGTACTCCTTCAATTTCTGCCCAAGTAAACTCGTCATTAGGCTCGAATACGAATCTTTGTGTAGAAGCTAGAATGATCTTTCTAATGTAGATCATTAGTCTACGAACATTGATTCTATCAAGAGCAGAGGGAGAACGCTGTGAGGTTCTTTGACCGAAGATTGTTATACCTTGTTGTGGGAAGGAAACAATTGGATTGATTACGTTACCACCACTGTATAAGCTATCACGATCTCCTTGATTTAGTTTAACTTCAGTATCCGAAGGCTTTGTTAAACGACCTCTACGGAATCCAGCAGGAGCAAACCAGCTATCTGCAACTGAATCAGTGTAAGCCATTTGACGAGCACCGAAAATTGCTGGATCATACCAACGATCCTTACCATCAAATACTGAGAATACTCTGACCCAAGGCCAGTAGATTGCAGCATATGATGAGTTTATGGCAGATGTTCTAGATCCTGTGGTTGAGGCTTTACCGTTTGTCCAATCTATAGCATCCTGAACTGTTCCTACAGCGTAGGGAGGTGATACTAAAGCTATAAAGTTTTGAGTAGTTTCAGCTAAAGTAATTAGAGCATTTTGAACTGATTGAGTATGAATTCCGGGAACTAGTGCGATTCCAATATTTAATAAAGGATCATCTAGTGATTGCATACCTGTCTTAGGTTCTTCTGTAGCGTCACCAATTAGTGCTGTAGCACGTTGATCTGCTGTGCCATCATCACCATTAGTTCCTCCAGCTAAGTTTAGGGTAGTCTCAATTAGTTTTATAAATCTACCGTCACCAAAGTTTGAACTAGTTCTATCTAAGGTTGAAGTTGTACTTGTAACAGGACTCTTCCACTGAGATACTGACTTGAATGCCGAACCTCCAACTAGTGATGTTAGCTTATCGCTAAACAACGTAAGGGGTGTTACATCAGCGTCTCCAGCAGTTCCCTGATATAGGTTAGCCTTGATTATATCTGAGGTATTATCCGTTGCACCAGTGTTTATTGCTGTTTCTAAGAAAGATGTAGTGTTAGTTAGATTAACATTAAATGTTTCCTCGGCAACACCGTCCTGATTTACTGATACAATAAAGTTCTGAGAACCAGAAGATCTTACAGTAATTGAGTTACCACTAGTATCTCCAGCATCATTTATACCACCATTGTATCCAGCTCCGGGGTATAAGCTCTCTACAAAGTAAGAAACATGGTTAGCTGTATTTGGAGTAGATAGGAATGTCTGACCATATGCTGTTACAGCGGATGCAACAATGTAAGTAGCACCGTATGCGGCATCGTCTAATCCATAACTTGCACCACCAGCACTAGGAGCTAGAACAGCTTTAAGAGCACTTACACCTGTGGTATAACCAGAATCGCTATAGGAAGTAACAACTATTGAAGCTCCAGATCCAGCATAAGCACCAACGATAGCACCTGATCCATTAAGATCAAATACTCCAACTAGATCGGCATCTAAAGTTCCGCCAATAACAGTTTGAAGTGCTCCTAGTTGAGTAGCAGCAGTTCCTACTGGTAGAGCAAATCTCTTACCAGCACCACTGTTTTGAGTAAACTTAGCTGCTCCAGTATTGTCATAAACCTGAACTTGTAGATATAAAGCAGTTCCACCTGTTGCTCCATAGCTATTTGAATTTACAACAACAGCAGGGCAAGAACCTAGTGGTAGGCTTGCAGATGCATCTAGAGCAGTATCTCTAGCTGCTCTTACAAAGTAAAGGCTATTGGTTTGTTCTAGAATTTCTAAAGATCCTTCTAGTCCTTGACCAATTATATTTTCTGAAGGGGCACCAAAGGTTCTAATTAGGTTAGCCTGACTAGTAATTAAAGTAGGCTTATTAGTAGGACCCTTGGAAGCAAAGCCTACTACACCAACAATCGATGTATTGATTGATGGTGCGTAATCTGATATATCTTTTTCAATGGTGTATACACCGGGACTTACATAATTAGCCATCGTTTATTCTCCTAGACGTTTGAGATTTTAAATATTCTTCTCTTGTGTAAAGTTTTAATTTGTTCACTGATGTAAGGCTCTGGAACAACTATACTTTCTCCGGGTGCTAAAGTTTTTTCTAAGCATCCTTTTTCTGTGCTTAGGAATACAGTAAATGCCTGTAAGCTGTCGTTCTTGACGCTTTTAAGATTAGTGTTTAATATTACTTTTGGCACTTCTTGGGTTACTCCACCTGATGGTTTTACCATTTTAGAAGCCTTGTGAATAGGAACTATATCCATAATAATTATCCTCTTACATATGTACTATACTATAGTTAAATTTTAGCCAACTTTTTTTAGCCAATGTTAACTTTAAATTGTCCATTTACAGTTACTGGAGATGAATGGGGAGTTTTTCCATGCCCAGCTATGGCATCTCCGGGTAACGAAGCTGGATACCCTTCAATGAATACCTTACGGCTTCCCGGTCCAGAGATAATACCTCCAGCGGTATCCAACCCCACCCTACAAGCACCTTTACTAGACATGAGTACTCTTGAACTTCCAGTCTGTGCGTGACCACAGCTAGCAGGTTGATCTTTTACACAAGCAAATGGCATTATTTAACCTCTATCTTGAATTCTTCTATCGAGCCTGTAGATGTCACTAAAAACTTAGGACTTGGAATATAGGTTCTTAATACGACATTAATCGTTTTCTGAATAACTCTATCTTCTTTATCTTGAGCGGTATAAGGTTGAGCTTCTTCAGAATCAATAAAAGCCTTAGCTAAAGTAGAGAAAGAGGTAGGGACTTGCATTTCTGGATTAAACTTAAGTCTTATTTGTTCTAGAATTTGATCCATATCCATTAAATACTTACACCATACATTTATTTGATATTTAATATTTACTGGTCTTGGAGTAAAGCTTAGTACTCGTACCGCCCTCTTCTTATTTTCATCCCAATATTTTTCATGCACTAATAAACTTTCATTTCTTCTTCTCTGATCATCGTTATCAGAGACAGTTTGAGATATTGATATTATTGGAAGGATGATATTATTTTCTTGATTTAACTTAGCAATAGTTCTTTCAGCATTGCCATGAATACATTTAACATCAACGGACTTTTGATCTCCGTCTATATAAATAATATCACTTAAACAAGCTATCATAGCTCTAAGAGATTCTCTATAGATAAATGATATATTGTGTTTAGCTCTAGTCATTTCAAATATACGTCTACGCACATCAGTTTCTCTAGTGTCATACTTTTCACTTCTACTAGTAACTGATGACGCTTCCCAATCCACAGAAAGCTCTGCGTTAGTATCGACGTATTTATAATTAGTCATTGTCTATTCCTGCATAACCACCAACATCATCACTTGTTTTTGTTAGTGGAGTATCTTGAATTTCTGGATTGTCTCTTAGTAGTTTAGCGGAACATACTAAGTGATATACTCCATAGGATTCAAAGCTATCTTCTACAACTTCAAATATTTCATACTTCTGTTCTTGGAAGAAAGGCTTTATTATATCTCCCGGAATCACAGAGCGTCCAAGCTTACGTTCAATGTAACTCTTGTTGAACGTGAACATTTGATCGTTTGTAAGTTGAATTCCGAACTGAGTTAACTCTTCTGACATTGAGATAGGATCGTAGTGTCCATGAACTACTATAGGGTCTTTAGCAATAGGCTTATTGCGAGACTCCATATACACAGGATCATATTCATCTGTTTGATAATACTTGTAGAAATAGAACTTGCTACCAGCGAGTCTAATAAGCTCGTCATCAACTAAATTGAATAAATTGATGTCTGGATTCTCTTGATCAAACATATTCAAAAGGCTCTCGCCCTCTGATACGTCTGGTAGCTGTGGTAACTTAGTTGTTACCTTGTAGTTCTTTTTGGACAAGTATTAGTCTCCTTCTTCATCCTTCTTAAGTTGAGCATCTCTCTTAGCTTTATACTTTTCTACACCCTTCTTAGCATTACCGTGAATCTCTCTCCACATATCTGCTGGAGTTTGATCGCTATATTTTTTCTTGCCCATAAGCTTGTTTACTTTCTTATCAAACTTAGTGGGCTTCTTATTGGTGCGTTCTAATTCCTTAGAAGCTTTCTCAGTCTGCTTTCCTTGTCTGTAAGATAGAAATTTTGCGGTTAATGGATGCTTAAACTTTTTAGACTCAGACTGCATTGAAGGTTTAACCATTGCTTGTCTTTCTTGCTCTAAAGCTTGTCTATCAAGTTGCTGTTGTCTTTTATTTCTCTTGTCTGCTATTTCTGCGCGAGTCCGATCTAAACTAGCTTTCAGTCCAGTATCTTTATCTGAAAGTTTTGCACTTGCAACATTAAAGTATCCACCTTTACCAGTCTTAGGATCTCCCATAAGGAATGGTTTAGTAACTTTAGCGGTTTGTTTTACAGCTTTTACACCAGCTTTAGCAGCTTCCTTTCCAGCTCTTAGAGCGGCTCCTCCAACTGCTCGTCCAGCAACTAGAGCACCTCTTCCAATAGCAGCCAACGCAGGGATAAATGCATATTCATTTATGTAATTCCGACCTATTCTAGCGTAGACAGATTCTTTCATACTAGAACCCTTTTTGAATTGTGCAGTATATTGTTCAGCATCAGATGCAACATCTTGAGTTCTAGCAGCTAATCGCCTTCTATGACTAGCTAATTTTCTTTTAGCTTTGTCAGAAAGACCAGCTTCTTGTTTTGCTGTAGGAACAAAACGAGTTTCTTTACCCGTGATTGGGCTTTCCTCTGTTCCTTTAGTGCTTCTTAGTTCTCTAGAGGCTGCTCTAGCTTCTAATAGTTTTTGTATGTAAATA